CTCGTGTGGTGTGGTGTCGGATTAGACGGTGAGCAATTCCAGCGCTTTCCGGTGCGCCTTGGCCTTAAGCTTTCCGCCGGTGCCGTCGCCAAACAAGTTCGAGGCGATGCCGTGCGCCGCGCCTCTGTTCTTCGCCGGGCGTTGGTCGGCTAACCAAGTGACGGTGTTAAACGCTCCCCACAATGTGCCGCGTGCGCTTTCCATATCGTGCCCGGGGTTGATAGTCGCGACCGGGTCGGCGGTGGCGTCGGTCGGCAACGGTGTCGCGACACCGCGTGCGATCTGATCCAGCCGCTCCGATACTCGGGCCGTGACCTCGAGGTCGTCCGCCTTTCCGACCGGCACAAACTCCTGACCGCGATGAAACGCCATCGCCCGGCGCACGCCAATAGACCAGCGGACCTTTCCGCCTTCCTCGGCGGTTTCTTTCCCGCCGATAACATCGCGGAAAAACTCGAGCGCTTCGGCGTCGGATAGGGCGCGGGTCGCCATACGCTGCGCCATATCGGCAAACCCGGCAAACCGCTCGGCGTTCAAACCAAGTGCGGTTTCAACGGCGGCGGGCTCGAACATCACGCGGTGATCGTGTCGCACGATATCCGCGCCGGTCTCGGCCAGCGCGGCGGTTAGCGTGTTGTTACAAACAACGCGGGTATTAACGCTGGCAAAGGTGTTTGCGTCGCGTCCGGTATGACTGAGCGAAAAGAGCGGGCGCGATGTGATCCGATCACCACCCGGCAAGGTGGCGTCGGCGTCCGCTTCAAGCTGTAACCATATTTTGGAACCGCCGAACAACGCCCCGGCGGTCACGATGTCATAGCCGTGCGCCCGGCGGATATCGTCGGCGAGCTCGAGGGCGGCGGCGTTCTGTACCGGTTGCCACTGGCCAGCAATATACGGGCCGGTGACTGCGCCGGTATCAGTCCGGGCGATGTGATAGCTGTCGGCGATGGGGGAACCGTCGGGTTTGCAATTGGGCGAGACCTCCACTGCGTAATTCAAACCGGCGGCGGTTGCCCAGTCTTCTATTGACGCCCCAACTGCGACGGTCTGCGGGTTAGTCTCGGCGGCGTGCCACGGTACGGGGTCGCCAATGCGAAAGGCCATTGCGACGGTTCCATCTGCTGCGATGTCAAGTTCATGTGCCATTGTTTTTGATCCTATGTGTTGCGCGGCAATATCGCCGCAGATGGTTTATCCCATTATATCGCACGGGGCGCAAGCGCTTATTTTATCAGGCGGCAAGCCCCGTGTCCCCGGCGACGTGATGGCGCAACCTCGAACCGCGACGCAACCCGGCGGCAAACCGTGTGACGTGTTCCGCCTCGGTCTCGGCGTCGGGCGATAACTCGGCAAGCCTGCGCCAATGGATCGCGCAATTCCCGCACGCCGCATAACATCCGCCGGGGTCGTCGGGATCACCCGCTCGGCGTTTGTCGGGGCCGTGCGCCGTAAACGCAACGGCAAACCGGCGATCTTCCCGGGCGCAAAGCGGTCCTTTCGCGTCGCCGCAATTTCCGCAATCGGTCTTATCGTCATATTCGGCGGGGCACCGCATAAAGGTGAGCCCGTCCTGCTTGAACGCTCGACGCTCTTTCCAATGACCGTCCGGTACTACTGTTACGACGGGGACGCCGCGCTGAAAGTATTTCACCGCGTCGGCGATTGTGTCGGCGCTGAAATTGAACACGGTGCGACCGGGGCCGTTCTTGTGTTTCCATCCGTCCGGGGAAAAATGGGAATACAGCCAAGACCACCCGCCTTTCGGCACGGCGTCGCCAAGCGCCTTCTCATAGTCGCGGTCGATCTCGACGGTGCCGGTGTCTTTTGGTTTCATGCCGCAAGTGTCGGGGCATGTTCCGAACATCTCTTTCGGCGCGGCACGGTATGTGACAGCACAACCCCGGGTCTTACTCGAGCGGCTAGTTTCAACGGTTAAAAGCATGATCTAGTTTCCTTGTGTGGTGTGGGACTTGTCTTATACCAGCACGACACAAGCGGCGCAACATAAAAAAAACCCGGCACGGGGCCGGGCTAGTTTTCACACAGGGAAAGCAATTCTATCTGCGGCGGCGACGCACCGGGCGGGTGTTAGCGCGGCGCATTAAATCATTGTAGTCAGAGCCGTAAAGCAAGCGGCCAATCCAAGCGAATAGAAACATCACGCGGCCTCCACTAGGTCGCTTAGATACTGCTCGACGACATCAGTATCAAACGGTTGCGCCAGCTCGATTTCGATCAACGCCTCCTCCGGCGTCAACGGTATGACACCTGACCCGCTGCCGTAGCTGGAACCGTCGCCATCCTTCCGTGCAAACCGCGTCATCGGACCGCCCTCACCAGCGACAAACCAATTGCCGCGTTGGGTGCGATATAGTGCCGAGTGCTCCCAACGAAAATCACCAACGCCCGCTTCGCTGCCGGTGCCGCAGATTTTGGTCGCGGTCTCCGTGTTATAGATTTTTCCGTGAACAAGTTTTTTCATTCCTCGTACTCCCATTGTGTTGTGTTGATTATGCGACTTTATCGTCCCCTGTTTCGAACATCAAGCGGAAAATGTTTGCCCAGTTCACCGGTTCTGTTTCGTGTGCCACCGGGTTAACCTTGTCGATCCCCTCCATACGCAGATCAATCGCATGTCTCCCGGCGTAAAGATAAACCTCGGCGGGCTTCGTTACCCCACGTTGGCGAAGGATCAGTATCCAAACCGGTGCGTGTTGGTGCTTCGTTAGAAAGGAAATCTGATGGGGGCTCAACTCAACGGCGTGGTTTGCCGTGACCTTAAGTTCCACCATGCTGAACCTTCCGGACGGCTCACAGAGCAACAGGTCCGGCACCCCGGGCATCGCCCAACTCTCAATCCTCGTCAGGGTCAACTTCTTCGAGTACCTCTTCATCGCCTCCTTCACTTGGCGATAAAAGCCGGATTCGCGCTTTATCACGGTTCGAGGCATTAGGTGGGGACTCTTCGGAAGCTTGTATTGTGATGGGGGCATAGCTGTTTTTGATATCCTCTAGTGCTTTCATCACTTCGTCTTTCGACATGCTGTCGATAGTGCCGTGGCGGACTTCGGATCGTGACACGTAAATGTCCCCCTGAGCCTGCCCACGTCGATATTCAGCCTGAACGGCTGCGGAGTAGGCTCCGTTGGTCAACGCGGCGTCACGGATCGTTTGAAGGTCTTTAAGGTGCCTCTGGTAGTTGACCCCATACTTGTTGTCCAACTCCTCCCGATATTCTCGGATGGCACGACAAACGTGAGGAGATATATGCGGGTTCGTCAGTTCATACGCTCGGGTATGCGCACTCCCTGCGGGGTAGCCCGCGTTCACCGCCGCCTCTCTCATCGTGATCTGGCCGTCTCTCGAAACGAGTTCCTTCACGAACAACTCTTGTTTCCGAGACAGGGGCCGGTCGATCAGGTTTTTTGAAGCCGCTTTAGGTATTGTCCGTTTTTTCAGGGTCTTTGCCACGTGTTTTCCTTCGACCGTTAAGAACCGTACATCCCTGATTAACCTTTGCTCGGGAACCCTGCAAGGCTTAATTCGATATCCCTCTATCGAGAGCTCAAATCAGTTTTTATTTTTTTCCAACTCAAAACCCTATAAGCCCGATTCGTGTTTTAGCGTTACGTGTTACATTTTCCATTTGGTAGGTGTAATGGATATATGTAACGGTTATGTAGTACCTAAACATATGAAATAACTCACTAAATCAGGATTACAAAAAACCGTTACACGGATTACACCATATCTCAAATAAAAAAAAATAAAAAACTGATCTGAGCCCTATAGTAATGGATTCACGATTTAGAACCGTGAACCGCGGAAAACCGGCGTTTTATGGTTTTCGTCATCCGCCATCCGTGTTCCGCGGCCCAACGATAGCCGAATGTCAGACAAGCCTTTCCCTTTGGTTGACGCGCTTGGCGTATAGGATGAGTTGCATGAGCTCCGGTCCGCTTACGTTTGTGCTGGATATGCAGAGCACGTCGTTCTCGTCCTTCCGTAGGACGGCGAAGATGATGCTGCTTCCCTGCCCTTTGGTGGCGACCAGTTCACCGTCGTCGGATGTGGTGATGTGGATTTTGTGGTCGAGCACGTCGGACCGTTTGTCTGTGGCTGTGGCTGTGGCTGTGTCCATTGGGTTGTCCTTTTGTGTTGAAACGATCTTGAAGAGCCGTGATCGGTGGTTAGTGGTCCTTACTTACTTATCGTTGGGTGGTGCTCTTTGGCGAACTCCACCATGTCCTGCATTCTCTTCCACACGTCCTCCATGTCGTAGCAGTAATGCTCGTCGCACAGCGGATGTTCAAGTTCGGTGGCAAGCCCCTCAAGTTCGTCGGACATTGTCACCCAGTAGTCGATGTCGTCCTTTTCACAGGTGATGCCGAACTCCGGGTACTGCCGGATCATTTTATTGACCCGGTAGTAGTACGGGTTGGACTTCGACTTAGGCTTCGACACATCGATGTCAGGCTTGGTCACGTTGTCCGAGGTCAGTTCGTAGACCTCCGCGACCCGCGCCCGGCGCTTCACCCGCTTGTCTTTGATCGACACGATCTCTCGTATCCGACCGCAGGTATAACGACGACCGCTGACAAGCTGCCAATGCCAGCCTGCCACGATCAGGAAGACGCGGCCCGTGGTCCGATCTTCTTTCGACATCTTCAGCCATCCGGCTAGGGTTGGGCCGGTCGAACGATTTAATCGAACGCCGGGCTTCTGCCACCGGTAAGCCTTAATGTTGCAGGCCCGGAGACCGTCGAGCACTTGGTTAGTGCTTGTCCCCGTGATCTTAGGTCGACCGCTCTGCTTCCGGACCAGCCTTGCAGCCTCTCCGGTCGTCAGGTCGGTCAGTGCCGATATTACGGACGGTCCGCAATACCGGTTTTTGTCTTTGCCATCAGTGATGGCCTTCAATTTAAGTTTCGACATGCTGTGATCCCCTTGTGTGATGAATTGGACCACGGCTCATCGAGAGCGTTTCAATTTTCTTCACGATGTCCAACAGCATTGCCCGGCTCGCCCGGTTTCTTATTATATCCTATTATATCTTATACATTAGATTATTACAGTATCTAATTATCCCTTATTTTTCAATGACTTATGGGAGTTATCCACAGGCCCTTAAATTAAAACAATTCTAAAACGGCCCTGCGTTAATAGTCCTTTGGTTTCAAAGGGTTACTGGACACCTCAAGTTTACTGGCCAACAGCTGCGCCGCCGCCCGTGCGACCGCCGGGTTGCCGCTGCTCAAGGCGCGGGACAGGCCGTCTAAGACCACGGGCGGTGAGATATTGACACGTCCGTTCTCGGCGCTTTTGGCTGAGAACAGGAAGCGTTCGAGTTGTTGGGAACGGGTCATTTATTTTTGTGCATAGAACACGTGCCCCCCGATTTGCTGTCGTTTCTCAAGGCTCGTGGACCATGATGGTTGGACCCACACCGCGTGGTAATGGGTGGCGTCCTCGAGCCCTGCTACTTCGACCTCTGTGGTCGTCAGAAGGGTGGCGATGTCTTGAGCCGTGGCCCACGCTTCTTTTTCCGCGGGCCGCTCTGGTTTGCCGTCGCAGTAATACGAGAATTGGCATTGGTGCTTGACGGGGTTTCCGTTCCGATAGCGCCCTTGCCGCACGACACCACAGAGGTCCGCTGGATATCTGGAGTGGTCCACGCGGTTTTGTATGACGACGCCGACGGCCATCATACCTCGCCAGCCTTGGTCACGGGCCTCGTAGTACATGGCCTCGGCTAGGCATTTTTGGCCTTCGGTGTCACCGGCGGAAAGTCCCCCACCGGCATGGGCCGATAGCGGCACTACCAACCCAAGGAGCAGGACGACCAACAGCGCCAACAGCGCAAAGCAGGTCCGGATTGCCCACCGCAGTCTTTTGCGCAGGCTTTGGGTTTCTCTCATTCGGTTGTAGGCGTTGTTATCAATGATCATTGGACCGGCCAGAGGTAATCGAGGTCCGTGACTTCCGTCCAGCCATACTTGCCGTAGAACTCCGGGTCCTTCTTGAGCAGGTTGGAGCGGTGGCTGGCGTGGAAGTCCTCGTCGCCCATCCACTCGGGCATCACAATGGGACCATACGACGCCTCTTTCTTCATCGTATTCTTATAGCCGCGACGGACCCACTCCTCGATGCATAGGTCTTTGTAAAACGACAGCGCCGTCTCGTAGCCCCGCCACATCTTTGTAGCGGGGTGGCTGGTCCAGCCCTTGGATTTTCCGGCCAGTGCATTGAGTATCTGAAAGGCCTCAACGCGCTGCTTGCCGAGCCGCCTGTAGTCGAGGCAGCGGACTGAGCGGCCCATGCTCTTGTAAGGCAGGAAGGTCTGCATCACTTTTCCTCCTGATTTTGGATTAGCCAGTCATACTTGTCGGTGGTCGCCCCACAGGCCCGACACACCAACGCAGACCAAGCGAAATTGTGGACGGGGGTCGGGTATCTGCACTCAGCCCGCGGGCAGAAAACAGTTTTGCCCTTTTTCCCTGCGCGGGTGTGCTTCGGAACTGGAACGAGATCGCGCCACACTTTTTTCTTAGTTAAATGTTGTACGGGGGACTTTTTCTTTTTGAAAAGCCGTTGGAAAAAGTTCATCACTTTGCCTCCTTGTTATAGACCCGTGGACCGTGGGCCACGTATAGGGCTTTGTCAACCACTAAAACACTTGACCTTCCCCGGTTTGTCTCATATGTTCCCAGTAGGCGACGAAGTGACCCTATATAATTGGAGAAGTCAGATGGATACGTCAAAGTGGAAATCAATTTTATGTCCGGTACCGGTGTACCTGTCGATTAAGAAGATGGCGAAGGAGAATGGCCGGACGATTTCTGGTCAGTTGCAGATGATGCACAAGCGTTATCGGGAGCACTATCCGGAGGGTTAGTTTGATGGAGGCGCTGTTGTTTATGGCCGTGTTGAACGTGGTTTTTTTGCTTGTTACGGAGCTTTAAGTAATGGGGCTGTCGGAGGAGGTTATTGCGCTTCGCGCGGAGGTCGCTGCTTTGAAGGAGGCTGCGACTTTATGGTCGCGTCGTAGTGGTGGAGTGCCCTGTTTGCATTGCGGCAATGAGATGATTGTGGGCGGTGACCACGACTGCGAGGACGAGGAAGAATATATCATCGTGACGAACGCGAGTTGTCCGAAGTGCGGTGGTTTTCTTTTGTTCTACACCCCGGAAAACGGCCCGGAGTACAGGAATTGAACGGCTTAAGGTTGCGCTTTGAAATGGGTTGATATAGGATTCCCTTGCGTGGCTGATCCCTGCGCACTCCTTGTGTTGATGTTAGACGGCCTCGTTTTTAATTAAGCGGGGCCGTTTTTCTATGTTGACATAGTCCCACGTATGCGATTAGTCTTCGACACCAACACAAAGGAGAAAGACATGACCGACCGATTGAATGCTCTCACTGCCGTGCTAACGGAATTGATTGGTCTTCGTGACCGGACTAAGGAGTTGTACGCCACGTTAACGGAGGAGGATGTAGAACTGCTCCTTGGTTCGTTGAGCGCGGCTATTCGCGACTGCGAGCATCTGCTGGGCGTGGAGTATGCCGGTCA